TATACTGATAAAAAGTATAAGTTTCAGGGTGTAGCAAACTTATATAAGTTTCTTGATGAAAATGAATCTGTTATGCAAAAACTAGAAGAAGAAATGAAGGTATTTCTAGAGTGAAAGTAACTGGATTTGATGGCAGAGAACACACTCTATCTTTCAAAAAACACAGATATAAATCACGAAGAACGAAGCATAAATCTTCACTTCATTTAAAAGCCAGAGAGTTGATTTCCTCAGTGCTGCCATATGAAACAGTATATGAGGAAGTCACTCTCCCCGGCTCAAAAACAAATACAACAGGTCTGCTATATGCAGATTTTTTTCTACCAAATAAATTAGCAATAATTGAAGTACATGGTCAACAGCACTATGAGTATTCATCCTTCTTTTACAAGACCCAAGCGGATTTTTTAAAGTCAAAAAGAAGAGATAAAAATAAAAAAGAATGGTGTGAATTAAACGACATTACTTTGATTATTTTGCCCTATAATGAAGAAGAAGCATGGAAAACTTCGATAAAAGAATTACTATAAATGAAGAAGATAAGGTAATTCTATCAGATATAGAAAAGATAATTAATCAATATGAGATGCAACACCATCTGGATTTAATTAAAATAAATCCAAAGTTGGTAGAATCATTAAACATATCCAGAGAATTGCTTGCGGAAATGTCTTCGGAAGATGTGCTACATCATGCATATGTAATTGCAGGACATATCAATAAATTATCTTCCGAGTGCAACAGACAAAAATGCGCACTACAACATATACAAAATGCCTATAATGACGGTATGTCACAATATTTAGCAACTATGGAATTTCCGGAGTATACAAAAAATGAAGTAAAAGAACAAATGGTATGTATGAAACATAAAGTAGTATACAAACTGCGTGAGCTAATGAGAAAAATACAAAGCTGTGTCCAATTACACCAAGATGATTGTCAGTCATTAAGAAGAATGCATGATGATCTAAATCAAATAGCGAGAGGCAAATGAGAATTGTAGATGCTGTTAATAAACTAAAGTCTGGTATTGAAAATGGTAATTTAAACGAAGTAGAAGAAGCGTATACTCTACTTACTGGTGAAAAAGTTACATTTCCAGATGATAATGATTATTCTTCTGTTACAGAATATCCAAGTGCAGATATTTCAGTTTCTGTATCAAAATCTGCTGTTTCAAAAGAACCAGATTTTACAATGAACAAAAATAAAACTGAAAGTATTAAAAAAGAGTTTATAAATAAATTTGATCCTGGACTTGACGCAGATGAAGAAGATGGCTATGATGCGATAAATGACAATATCAAGCCGGTAGAAAGAACAAGAAAACCACATCAAGACGTTTCAGTTTTCTGTCAAGATTGTCAAAAAACAATTACAGTAAATCCACAATTTAAAAGAGAGCCATATTTCTGTGAATTCATCAAACTTGGACAGAAATGCCCTTACTAAATTAAACAACCCGGCATCAGAAAAGGGCGTGCTCGCTGGGTTGATCAGGTATGGTAAGGATGCTTATCTTGATGTTTCTTCCTTAATAGAAGAAGACACATTCACAATAGATGAAAATAAGGTCATTTATAAATGTCTTATAAAATTATTTGAAACATCTGATAATGTTGATCTTAGTTCAATCATATCAGCCTCACAGCAATTAAGTCTATACGAATATTTAGAAAAAGGTGATAGGCTAAAACAGCTAAATCACCTCATGCACTATGAAATACATATAGACAATATAAGAAAACATGCTCAAAAATTAAGAAAACTACAACTAACAAGATCTATTCAGAATGAATTAAAATCTATATACCTGAGACTTAATGAGATAGATGGTGATGAAAGTATTAATGAAATCACATCAATACCAGAAACAGATCTTCAAAAGATTACACTTAAATATCTTAGAGAAGATAATAGTTCCACAAAATTAATTGGGGAAAACATTGATAATTACTTACAGCTTATCATATCCAATCAGGAAAAAGAGCCGGGAATTAGTACTGGATATCCAATTTTTGATACGGCAATTGGTGGTGGATTAAGAAGAGGTGCAGTAGATCTAATAGGCGCTAGAGCTAAAGCCGGTAAAAGCACCCTAGCTGACAATGTAGCATTAGATATTACAAAAAGAGGAATTCCGGTATTAGTCCTTGATACAGAAATGGGTCAGGAAGATCACTGGAACAGATTACTTGCAAATATATCTGGAATACCAATTAATGATATTGCTAGTAGTAAATTTAATAAAGATCCAGAACAAGTAAAGAAAATAGAAGAAGCATCAGAAATATTAAAAGAGATACCATATCATTACATAAGTGTTGCTGGTAGACCATTTGATGAAATATTAGGGATTACAAGAAGATGGCTGTTTAAAGAAGTTAAGTACAATAATGAAGGTCGTATGAATGAATGCTTGGTTATATACGACTATATGAAACTAATGACATCCGATAGTATAAGTGGAAACATTGCAGAATATCAAGCACTTGGTTTTCAAATTACACAATTAGTTAATTTTTGTGTTGAATATGATATACCATGCTTATCATTTGTGCAATTAAATAGAGATGGTATTACAAAAGAAACTGAAGATGCTATTTCTGGATCAGACAGACTTATCTGGTTATGTACATCGTTTTCAATTTTTAAAGCAAGAACAGAAGAAGAGATTAATGAAGAAAATGTTGGGAGATATGCCAATAGAAGACTAGTGCCTATTGTTTCTAGACATGGGCCTGGTAGTCCCGGTAAGGGCGGAATTTATATGAATATGCGCGGCGAATTAGCAAAATTAGAAGAGATTGGTACAAAAAGAGATGCTGAAAAACAAGCAAGAATTAATAATGAAGGATTTGAACGAGAAGGAGATAGTGAAGATAGCGACGATTCAGAATATGGAGAAGGTACTTGATAGTTTGGATGTTGATACATATGAATTAAATGGAAGGTTAACCGGCCCATGTCCTGTACATGGCGGTGATAATACTATGGCATTTAATGTATGTATTGATCAAGATTCTGATTGGTATGGTGCTTGGTTTTGTAACACTCGCAGATGTGAAAAAACATATGGTACAGATGTTTTTGCTTTAATCCAGGGAATTTTGAGTAGAAAAATGAATAAAGAAGCTAACTTCAAAGATGTAATGGATTATGTTAGACCTATAATTTCACTTGACAATGTTGTTCTAAAAGATAGATCATTTGATAAACTTGCTAAAATTTTTCAAAAGAGAGAAGTCACTTCTGAAATATGCAACAGGTCGCTGGTTCAGAAAGAGTTGGAAATACCATGTCCTTATTTTACCAGTCGAGGTTTTTCAAAAGATATATTGAATAAATTTTCTATAGGTCTTTGTAAGAACCCAAATAAGCCAATGTATAATAGGAGTATATTTCCTATTTTTGATGTAAACAATAATGACTCTGTTGTAGGTTTAGCCGGTAGAACAATTGATCCTAAAGAAAAAATTAAGTGGAAATTTAATTCTGGATTTTCTTCTGGTAATCACTTGTTTGGTTATAATAGAGCGGTTGATACAATCAGAAGAACTAATTCCGTGGTGCTTGTTGAGGGGCAGGGCGATGTTCTTAGAATGCATGAGGCCGGTGTCACTAATACTGTTGGTATATTTGGTTGTAATTTATCCGACCCTCAATCAATTCTATTAGAAAATGCATCTGTTCTTAATATCATTTTGATGCTTGATAATGATAAGGCTGGCAGAAATGCGCAGGAAAAAATCTTCAATACCTATAAAACAATGTTTAACTTTATTGAAGTAAAGTACGATACAAAAGATCCCGGTGAATTAAGTATTGATCAAATTCAACAAACCATAGTTCCACAAATAGAGAAATATATCTAATGGGAAATATAATAGCATTTGCTGGTGCAAAACAATCCGGTAAAACCACATCGTTGAATTACCTGCATGGGTATGAAATGCTTGGTTGTGGTTTTATCAAAAGGTTTTTTGTAGATGAAAATGGTAGACTGGTTGTCAATGCCGTTTATCTTGATGGTAATGATAGAGAATTTGAATCTATGGGCGTATTTGATGTATTTCAGGATACACAGGCATTTACAGATTATGCTTCAAATACATTCTGGCCATTTATTAAGGGGTATAATTTTGCAGACCCATTAAAAAGAATGGCGATGGTAATGTTTGGTTTAACACGAGAGCAATGTTATGGAACCGACGAGCAGAAAAATAGCCTGACGGATATTTGGTGGTGGAATATACCGGGTTATTCTGGTATACAGAATTTTGATGAGAGAAAAATGACTGCCCGCGAGTTTATGCAGGTTTTTGGCACCAATATAATGAGAAAGATTAAAGATAATGTTTGGGTAGATTTGTGTATAAATCAAATAAAACAAGATAATCCAAATCTGGCATTAATTGGCGACTGTCGTTTTAAGAATGAGATAGATGCGGTTCATGCTGCCGGTGGTAAAGTTATTTACTTTACTAGAAATTCAGAATCATCAGATGGTCATGAAAGTGAACAAGCGGCAAAATATATAGATGATTATGATTTTGTATTAGATAATAAAAATATGTCTATTGATGAACAGAACCAAGCAATACTTGAGAAAGTACAGGTATGGGGTATGTTACCCAAATATAATTCTGGAGAATAGTATGCTGGTATGTTATCACCGTAGTTCTTCTTTAGGTCAATTAGAGTTCTGTGAGCAGAAATACTTCTTGCAGTACAATCTATCATTGCGTGATAAAACCAATAAGAAAGCACTTCTTGGTACGGTTGTGCATCGCGCATTGCAGTTATTGGCCGATAAGAAACTTGCTCAAAAAAATAAGATAGGAAAAGTTATCAATGATGATATACCAAATCTATCTTATGCTAAATGTGATGATATACCATATATAACAGAACTCTGTTTTGATTATTATGCTCAACATGAACCAGATGTAGAACTTACAAAAGGGGATTTGAGAACATGTATCAAATGGGTCAATAAGGCTCTGGAATACAATGGTGGCGAATTAGATCCCAGAAATCAAAATGTTCATGCTACAGAATTATTTTTTGATATTGAGATAAAGAAACCCTGGGCAAAATACCGATATGAAGTAGATGGAGAAGTTCTAGAGGGATATCTGTCAATAAAAGGCACTGTAGATTTAATTATACAAGAAGATGAAAATTATTTTCAGGTATTAGATTACAAAACTGGTAAAAGAATAGATTGGGCGACTGGTGAAGTAAAAACTCCAGAAAAATTACAAAAGGACACTCAACTCTTATTGTATTATTATGCCCTACGAAATATGTATCCAGATAAAGAATTTTTTGTAAGCATATATTACATTAATGATTCTGTTATTGATGGTCAAGATGTATCTGGTGGTTTATTTAGTATGGTATTTGATGATGATGATTATGAAAAAGCAGAAAACATACTAAGACAAAAATTTGAATATATAAGATCAGTTGAAAGACCACGACTTCTCTCTCCAGAAAACACGCATTGGAAATGCAAGTA